ATTTTACGAGTTCTTACTTTATTGTTTTCAACGATAAAGTCATCATCATGTAAATCGAGGTCTTGTACTACTTTCATCTATACTCCAAAGGGGGATTGCTCCCCCACGTTAGATTATTTAGCAAGTAAGTAACCTTTAGTATCACCTGCCAAGTTTTGTACTTCTTCACCTTTAAGAACTTCAAGCAATGCTGCTTTAGCTTCAGGTGATTTAAGTAATTCAATTACTGTAGTTTTGAAATCAGGTAATGCTTTGATTTCAGTCCAGTATTCAGCCGCAGATTTAGGTGCATCCACAAATTTAGCTAAATCTGCTTCAAGAATGTCACCATTAGATAACGTTAATTTTAATTTGTTATCTTCAGTTAATTCAGCACTTTGTAATTTCACATCAACTGCCTGAGCTGGTAATGGTAATTCTTCAGTAGTTTCATCTGATTTAGTAACTTTAACTTTACCATCTACGATTTCTACTTTAGTAATTGCAACTACTGCAGCAGGCAAAGTTACTTGACCTTTTAAACCAGTCTCAGTACGTTCAAATTGTACGTTACCTTCGTTGTTAATTTTAACTTCAAGTACGTTGTTTACTACTTCAGTTGTTTGACCTACTTCAGGTTTTTCCATGAATTGAATAACAGCCATTTTAATTTTCCTCTTTTATGGGTTGTTTAAGTTAAGTAGCCCTAATGGGCTACAAGTTTAATTAAAGTCTATCGTCTGGTTTGACTATAGTTGGTTCACGCTCTGTAGTTGCTACATCTGCTGGGTAAGCTTTAAATCTTACAGTACCAGCAAAGTTAGCTACTTCCACTAATTCGTCTTTACGAACAAATGCAGTAGTATCTACTTTATCTCCAGCAGGTGTATCTTCTAACGCTTTAACACGTGCAGCTAATGCAGAATCATCGTATACAGTATCTTTGTCTTCCTTACCTTCTAGAGCAGTAATACGTGCTTCTAAGGTAGATGGATCAAATACAGTATCCTTATCTTCTTTATTTTGAAGTGCAGTGATTAAGTTACGAATAGCAGTATCATCATATACTGTATCCTTATCCTCTTTCTCTTCTAATGCTGCAATACGTCCCACTAAAGAGCTAGGGTCAAAGATTGTATCTTTATCTTCTTTAGACTCTAAAACACTTACTCTTGCTTCTAATGTAGTAAGGTCAGTAGAACCAGTACCACTAGCATTCTCAAGAGCTGATACTCTAGCTTCTAATACAGAAGGGTCGTATACAGTGTCTTTATCTTCTTTGGCTTCTAGAGCTTCAACCTTAGGTTTTAATTCATCTAGAGCTTTCTGAAGAGCTTCTAAACTAGCTTTAGCTTCAGTATCCTTACATTCAGATACTGATTTATCTAACACTGATTTAGGAGCTTTAAGGAAAGTACAGTCATCTAAGATAACAAATACTTCTTCACCTACAACGGTAATGTTCTCTACTTTAAAAGTATGACAACATGGTTTAGGTGGTACAGGAGTTGGTAATGGTTTTACCTCTGGTTTTTTATCCTCAGATACAGGAGTAACTGAAGGACAGCAACCATTATATAATCTAGTATTACACTTAGACATTCTTACCGCCTTTATTTTTGTTTAATTTGTCTGACAACCAAACCTACAATACCTAAACCAGTAATGAACCATGGTTTCCATGATTCTGGTAATAAGTCTGCAACTGGTTTAACAGTTTCATTCAACACTGGAGTAACAACAACACCTGCTAATACCCAGTTAGACCATGAACGAATTGCATCTTTAAATTTATAGAATTCCATAATTTCTCCTATTCAACAATAACTTGAATGTACTCTGAATTCACAGAGTCTGTTGGTTTAGCATCTGCACTTACTGTAATACTATTAGCAGTAATAGTAGTCTTACCTTGTGAGAATACTTGGGAAGCATAATTCTCTGTACTGGTATAGTTAAGGGATGCTGCAGTTCCTGATTTAACAGTAAATACTAACTTATCTACTACTTCTGCTGGATTAAGAGAAGTAGAATCGCTAACTCTAAAAGAAGCTTTAATTGAAGAAGGTATAACATTTACTGTAGGAAATGTATCACTCCCACCTTTTTTAATTAGTTTTTCTAATTTAGTAGTACCACCCACAATATTTGAAGTAGTGATAACTAATTTTTTAGTAGGTATCGTAGCAAATACAGTATACGATTGCCATTTACAGTTATTACCTTGTGGGCGACAACTAAATGCAAATGATGTTATATCTTCAGTAATTTCTAGAACACCTCCAGAAAAAGTAAATCCGCCTGTACCTGTTTTTTTAGCATTAGCAGCATCTGCAATAACACCATCTGCATCACACTTAATAGAATAGCTATTACAAAAAGTTCCATTAGATAGAATAATTCCATAAGAATAGAATCCCCCAATCTTAGAGTATCCAATTACAGTAGAGGCATTAACTAATCTAATTCTTAAACCTTTTAATGAACGTCTATTAGCAAACACATTACTTCTTTTAGTAGCGATTGCATTTAAATCATTCGAATATTGTGTATACTCCACTTGAGTGAGAACAACATTACTATCTAATTCAGTAGCAGTAACTAGAGGACAATCTACACTAGGAACATAGTTAGGATTACTTCTAGTAGTAGCAGATAATGTAATAGTATCTGAATTGTTACTTACATTCTGGTCTAATGCACTATGAGGAGTTACTGCAGAAGAGAACTGATAAGTACCTACTTCAGTAGGAACAACAGTAAATCTTACAATAGCAGTACCACCACTAGCTAAACCATGAAGCTTATAATTAAATTCAGATACAGTTTCAACTCTATCTACTTTCTCAGAAGATACACGTACATTCTTAATCGTATATCCACCACCTATAGGTTTTACAATAACCCAGTCAGTAAGTTCATTCTTACTAACACCAGTATTTGAAGCAGTAACTGTAACTTCATACTCTTCATTAGTGAATGCTGAAGTTTTATTCGCTGCAATTCCTACACCTACTTCTTGGAAGAAGTTTTCATTAGGAACTAAACGAACACATTTACCGTCTTGTTTAGCAAGAATAGATGTACCTTTTTTCCAACTAGCTAAAGGAAGTGCACTAATTGCTTCACAATCTAGTCCACCAGAACCAGTAGCAGTAGATGTTAATTTACCGTCAGGACTAACCGTAATAGTAGTATCATCTACATAGTCAGTTAAAGATACATCATACTTACCTTCGGCTTCATTCCACACAAGACCTTTACCCATGTTATCTGGAATAACTCCAAACACAGCAGTATTGTCAGTGGATTTATCACCTTTAGTATGTTTACCCATTATTTAATCCCTTTTAGTGTCCAAACTACTTTAACTTTATCTTGGAACATTAAAGCTAGTGATCTTACCCCTAGAAGTACTTCATCACTAAATAATGTATTATTAACAACCCAAGCAGACTCTGTTCTGTGCCCCACAATATCACAAGATATTGCATTCACAGTTAAGATTTTTGAAATGCCATAATCAGAAGCTTTAATAACTGTTCTAGATTCTTTGTGATACAAAGATTCAGCAGAAGAGTATGGAGAGGGTTCCCCATTAATTGACATATAGAATTGACCCACTTCTCTAAAATGATCTTGTGGTACATCTGTCAATAAAGGAAACTCCATAATGCCATGAACTTCAATTAAACCATTACCATAATCAATAGTATATTGTTCACCAATAACTTGACCAGTAAGTCTGTCTGTAATTTGTTTAGCAGTAGGAACTTTAGAAACTTGTTTAATAACTACTTTGTTATCCTTAATCTCTAACCCATCACCTACATTTACTTCGTATTTACCAGTGGATTGATTAAAGATAATTCCATTACCCATATTCTCAGGAGTTACTGCATATACTGCTGAACTATCTTCAATACCGTTTCCTTTAGTATATTTACTCATTGGAACTCCTAAGGTCTAATTAAACCAATTTGTACTTTACCACTCGCATCTTTCAATGGTACGAAACCAGCTAAGATATTTTCTAAAGCGGCAAGTCTAGCTTCAAAAGTATCTACACGTTTTTGAAGTGCTTCAATCATTGGCATACTAACATTAACGTTAGTCTCACGATGCCATACACCCCAGTTACTAGGTTCTTTTAAAGTACCATCTGGATTCATACCACCATCATTCACACGATGCCATACTGCTTTATCAGTACCAACTAAGTATTGGTCTACTTGTACTGGAGAAGCGAATTGCCATCCATTAAAGTCATACGCTTGACCATCTTTTAACTCAGATACTTGAGTTGTAGCAGTAGCAGTAGCTTCAGTACTTTCTACATCTGCAGGAACACCAATCGCATAAATGTTGTTTGCTTTGTGGATATTACCGAAGAAAGTAGAGAAACCAAATACACCAGTACCAGCATTTAAGTCAGTAATTGCTTGGTTACGAACAGACTTAAGAGTTAATTCACCAGTAGCAGGATTAACCTCAAAGTCTCTGTCATTGATAGCTAAGCTTAATGGGCTAGTTCTTGTGCCTTCACCTTTAAGTGGTTTGTTAGCAAACACTCGTAAACCATTAGTTTCTAAGTCAGTGAATTTATCATTCACATCTTTGAATGGTTCTTTAATGTTATGGTCAACCCAATCAGAATCAATTCCAATTTTACCGTCTTTGTTTACTGATACAGTTTTACCATCAACAAGATCTGCTGAATGTACATTAAGTACACCATCAACTGAAGTTAAACCTTTACCTGCTGCTTTAGGAATAAGTACCTTACGGATTGTATCCACTGGTACAGATAATTTATTACCATTACTTGTGGTAATAACAAGGGAATCCACATCTTTAACTTTCTCTAAAGTAAAGTCTTTAATTGACTCTAAGTCCTCAATCATTTTAATAATTGCTTGGTCTTTTTCGTCAAGACGGTCAAGATGGGTTTGAAGTTCACAAGAATCAATTAAATAACACCAACCAGTGTCCTTAGATGGGTAACGAGGGTAACCATCTTCTTCCATGGTTGTTTGGCAACAATTACAAGGATCTGGAGCTGATTCTTTAATTACAATAGATGGTTCTACATCACGATGAGTAATCCAAAGTTTACCATCATGGCTTACTACTGCACCTGCTTTGTAAGCTTCATAAGGAGAGAACTCAGCCACACCTCTGTCGTAGATATGACGGATAAGTGCAGTAACATACCAAAACATATTTGATACATCACCGAATCCTACATCACCTTTGATAGCTTCAAAACCTTTCTCTACATCACCATCAGCAAATGCTTGTACATCTGATTGGTTCAATAGAGGTTTACGACTACCTAAAGGATTTTTTAAGAATAAGGTACTTTTAACTTTCTCAGCAAATACCTTAACAATTTTAATACGTTTCATATAACCTCATTAAAATGCTTTAATTACACGTTTGTGAGTGGTAGATACATTAGATGCACCTTTACCCCTAGCTTTGATTAAAAGTCTAACAGCAAGCGATTTAGGAGCATTTACAGCTTGGTCTTTACCAACACTTACCATATTAACTTCAGAGAAACCATAGACATCTGCTTTATGAGCTACTAGTACATATGGAGTAGTAACAACTGATTGTTTAATATCCCCGCTTACAGAACTCTTAACAACATCTTTAGCTAACTCTCTACTCATTCCTAATGGATTAAGTGTATTAGACTCATCCACTACAAATGGCATTGCATCAAAGCTACGACTTGGTACTGACGCTTCAGCAAACTTACCTACTAAACCAGTAGTAAAGAAATACCCTTGTAAATCAGGGAATGTATTAGCATCTAACGCAGCTAACCATCTAGATTGAGATTCCATTGGTAAAGCTAACGCTAATCCTCTTAATACTTGTTTTAATTCAGGATACTTAACTAGTGCACCTGCATTACTGGTTACTTCTACCCAGCCATCTGGGATAGACGTGCTAGAAGCGAAAGAGTAAACCATGCTTCCAATAGGTAAGCTATCGTTGCTACCATTATTAGTAATTTGACTAAATACATCTGTACCTAACACTTTAAATAGTTCAGGGTAAGTAATTCTATTGAATGAACCGCCTTCCACATAAGGAATGAAACCTTCTAATTCCTGACCTACAGGAATAGTAAGAATAGTTCCAATAGGAAAAGGACTTTCTGGTTTTTCAACTTGAACTCTACCTACCTGAATCCAATGAGATGTTTGAGTAGGGTGTTTGAGGTTGTCATTTCTTTTAGAAATATACAAGTTACCATTAAACACCACTACATCATCTTTTTGGTATTTAATACCTACATCATACTCACTGAACTTAGCTGCATCTCTTGGTTCTACACCACATGATGTTAATTTACAACTCATAGTCTACAACCTCCAGTAGCCTCTTGTTCCATAGGAACTTCTGACACTCGCTGACGATTAATACTTTCATCGTTTCCATGAGCTTCAGATTCTTGAATAGCCTTTTCAGCCATTGCAAAAGCACAATCAGTTTTGGTATAGATATACGTTAATACTGCATCACTTGCCTGTAAGTGAACTAACAAGCTAATGTTGTTCTCATTACATTCAATGATGTCCTTAACTAATAAGAGACGTTCTTCAATACGTTGCTCAATTTCATTCATCTTTTCTAACTGTTTATTAATCTTTTGGTCATAAACAGCTTGTTTAATTGAAGCAATACCTTTAGCTACTTCAGCTTCAATCATCTTAGTGAGATTGTCTCTGATATTGATTACTTCAGAAAGAAGAGAATTACCCTCTACAATTAAGCACTCAATTTTATCTTTACTAATTTGAGTCTGTTCATTGAACTCTTCTAATTGGGAGGTAAACGCTTGAAGTCTAGGTGCAAGATCTGACACCATAGGAATATTCTTATTAGCATACAAGATTGTATTTAGATTCTCAGATACTGTAACTACATCACCTAAGTAAGGTTGAAGAGCTGAGATTGCAGCAGTAGAACCTTTAAGTTCATACAAGCTCTCAATCTTAGTATAGAGATCGTATAACCATCTCATATTGTCATGTACATGACGTACAACATCAAAACCTGATTGCCCTAACTGAGCTTCACACATACGATGGGTATTGTGTACACCAGCAGGTCTGTAATCATAAATAGGAAGCATTAAAGCCATCCTCCTAAAATAGGTTTGATATTTACCCCAGTAGTAGTTTTATAACCTACTCCCTGAGCCTTAAGGTCTTCAATTAAGGTTCTAAATTTACCGTAATAGAAGTTACCTACTTGAGCTTCATTACCTCCCATAGACTGATGCACTAGGGATGCCACATATGCCTGCAATGCTCCATTGTATGAAGTTGGAAGTTGAATGGTTAGCTTGCTGTCTAGTGGTTCATTTAATGGAATTCTAGGGTGTTTAGCTCGATACATTACAGTGAGATATCTACTATAATGTGTACCGTCTGAAGTTTGGATACAGTTATACTCTGGTGTGGTTACACCATAAGGACTATAGTCATCGTTCAGAGGAATTCTTTGTCCCTTGTCATCAAACACTTCTTGAATAGCTAGTACATCATCTTGAAATGGTTCAAACTCAGTATCCATAATATAAGGTTGAGGATGATGTCCACTTACAGAATAATGACTATCTAAATAGTATCGGTTAATACCATTTCGAAGTTGAATAGTGACTTGGGAATCTTTGATTGGAAAAATAGAATAGAGATAATCCAGAGCTTGATTAAGAGCTTGGATTACCACTGGAATATGTTTTTGGGTAATTTGGTATCCACCCATTTCTACTACAGTGGAACCTTGTAAATCGCCTAAAGCAATATCTTGTAAGAAGTCTTTTAATTTCATTTCACTAAGCTAAATAAGTATTGATGTTACCGTCTTGCTCAAATATCTCAGTGAAGAATGGATTACCACTTGCTTGTGAGTTAATTGTTTTTTGACTTTCTAAACTGTTCTGTTCTGCTGAAGGATATACTACATACATCTGGTCTAACTGGGAAACCATATCTAACGCATCATCATGCACAGATTTAATCCCATCAATAGTAACAGTAGATAATTCTTCAAGCAACTCTTGTATTAAAATACTATCTTTTAATTCTTCTGGCAAGAAAATCTTTTTCTGTTTAAAGAATGGTTCAGTTAAACGGAATCTATCCATCTTATTAGTTCTTACTGCAATACCCTCTTTAGAAGAGCCTTTACCTTTAGCAATAGTAAACCAAGTATTTCGTTGTAACATCTGGTCTTTAAACAAAGATATAAATCCTCCTTGTTGACCTGTTACCTCTAAACCAACAGACATAGGTTTATACTTATTCACGAAATCAAAGATTCTATTAAAGGTCTCATTCATTAAGAATCTTCCTAATGCACCATCTACCAAGTATCTATTCTGTTGATGGTCTACTGCCCATACACCTAATACAGTATAGTCAGCTTTTCTATGTGTACTGGTTGCAAAGTCAGAAGTAATATACCAGTTGTATCTTTGAGGATTCTTAAGGATATCAGCTCTCTTATACCATTGAATATCTTCATCTAGGATAACCCTATCTTCCTCAGAAGCAATTCGTAGCATGTACTCTTGTTTGAATGCTTTAATTTGTCCAGAAGCCAAGGCAACATTGTACTGTTCCTTCACAAAGTCATAAGTAAATCTGTCTTCCCATGAACCATGGAATTCACTTCTACTACAAGGAAATTCATTACATACTGGATATACGTTTACTTCCCATTCCCCCGATTCAACTACTGTATAAATAGGGTCATTCTTATTAAACGGTGTACCATTAAAGATAATCTTACGTCTAGTTGGATGAAGTGCAGGTAATACCCCTTTAAAGATAGTATCCTTAATTGAGGCAATAACAGTAGGACTATTCGCATCAGAGTCAGATAACAAGTCATCAAAGATACAAATTTCAGGACGTTTATTGAAGATATTAACCCCACGAACACCAGTCTTAGCACCATACAACTTACAACCAAACTTCTTACCATCAATATTAGTAAACTCTAAATACGAGTCAGTAAACTTAGCTTCTGGTAAGTACTGCTGTAAGAAAGCACTGGAATCATAGAGAGACTCTACCCCTTTTCTTAAGTTCTTTGCACCATTCTCCATTGTATCTCCAATGAAAATCATAGTATTCAATGAACCAAAATTAGGTAATCTCTGAAATATAGCCAAGTATAGAACCAAGGAAACTGACATAACGAAAGACTTACCAAGACCTCGATGACATAAATTAGCTAACATCTTTTTCTTAGAGATAAGACCATCTACCATCTTGTAATGAACTGCAGGAGATACGTTTAACTCTAAATTAGCTCCAATCATCTTAATAAAGTTTATGTACTGAATAGCAAATTCACTAGGAACATACTTATCCAATTCAGCATAGTCTACTTCATTTAAGTAATCTGTAACTGTCTTAGTTACCTTCCTTAAACCAAGTTCTTCAGCTAACGCATCAATCTCTGACATCTGTACCTTCCTCATAGATAGTAGCTTCACTAATATCCTTAATGCTGTACTTACCCTCAAGAATTCTATCTCTTTGGTTTCCACTTAAGCTATTAAGTGCTTCTGCTAACTGACTAATTGCTCCATTATCCTTAGTACTAATAGTCAATTCTGCTTGTTTTACTTCAGGTGATTTTAAGTGAGTCATTAAACTGTTCGCAGCATCACTTCTTACTTTAGGACTAACCTTACCATCTAACATAATCTCTGTCTGAGTAGCTACTGCCTGATGAAAAGTATCCTGATAAAGTATATGAGCTGGCATCATAATCATAGCGTACATCTTCTGTACTAACATACTTCTATTGTACGTACTTGCATATGCCAATAAATGACTATTAGGGATACCTTCCCTTTCCATTCTCATTACTTTATCTGGGAAAGTCTTCGTATACGCCTTAATTACAGTATTTCCCATCTGTCTATAAGTAATAAACCTAGCCGCATTCAAGTAATCTTTCATTGACCATCTAGACTTATTATCCTTAAAGACATCAATCATCCCTACAATATTTTCTTTAAGGAACTCTTGAGCAGAACCATCAAAACCATGAATACACTCATTAATGGCTTCAGTTACAGTTTTAATTGTACTAGGTGGAAGTTTAACAGGATACACATCCCTTACATATTGCTCAGTTAGTAACTCTACCTCTGGTTCCTCCATAATATCATCAAAACTAATTCTCTCATCTGGCTCTAATTCCTCAGAACCAAAAGTATGACCTGCTTTAATTGCTTTATTGGCATCTTTCACTGCTTTAGCAGGAGTAGTACCTGATAAATCCAATACATTAGTTACGTTCATTTTATTCTCCATTTATTCGGTAGAATATAGGATACAAAAAAAGAGGGTGTATTGCTACACCCCCAAGGACAAGAATCAAAATTAATCACCTTTGCCTAATCGCTTAGACGGAAATCATTATGCTTTAATTCTCCATTAAGTGCAAGTCATTCCTTCGTTCATTCGCTTCGCTTCCTAGGACTGCCTCAGATTACTTCGTAATCTTCGTTGTCCTCGCTACGCTCATTCACTCAGTCATTTCCTTGCTGGCGTTTAATAAATATAGGAGTAAAGATGAAAGAAATCAAGAAAAGACAGGAAAGTAGAAGAGGATTGATTATGCACTTTTTGCTTCTACTACTGATTAATACAATACTTAATGGCTCTTAAATCTATCCACTTAAAGGATACTTTACCAGTCATTACATAGTACTTAGCTTTACACTCAATCATATGTACTTTAGTTTCACTAGGATTAGTAGCTACATAAATAGAACCTCTAACCTTTTCTGAACCAAAGATAAAGATATACTTTAAGGTTACCTTAAGTTCATCTAGTAAATTACCTTCTAAAGTCTCTACTATTCTTACTGGTTTATGTAATCTAGTCCATCTAGACCCTTTACCAGAGAAATGTAATTGTAGTCTCTTAGGAATGTTCTTACTATAACCCACATAGTAGTTACCATTCTCT